AGGTTCTGGCACGCCTACACCGAAAGCCATGTTAGACCCTAATGCGATCACCGCGCGTGGTGCAGCAGCAAAGGGCATTTCATTGCAGCGGAATCCGTGTTTGTTGATTCGATACCTAATGCCCACGGTGTCATGATCAAGGGGACTTGTTATACTCCAGGGATACTCGCCGTTAGACATCTCTTCCCAGCCATTGGCTAGAAGCTCTTCTGGTTCGTTTTCCTTGTTGAATTCGTACCGTAGTTCCGTGTCGGACTCTATGAATTTAGCTGAATAAGGTTCGACTTCCTGTCCACTGGCGTAATAATAAAAGTCTTCCATTTAGAGGTTTCTCATATCCTTGTAGAAGTCCTTCTCACAGTTCGCCCAAGATTCAGGTCTTTGTTTTAGCCAGCACATAACAATAGCCATGCCTACAGCCTGACCTTTGGCACCACCGAAGTATCTACCTGTGTAGTACGATATGAAAGTGCAGGTAAATGTTATTGCAGTTAGAGTGATCGCATCCATTCCTTAAGGCTCCCTTTTTTTAATGCTTCACCGAAAGACTCATCTTCCAGTTGCTGGTAAACGTGAATTAGGAAGCCACGATGATTGGTCGTGTATTCCTCGTAGGTCAATAATTCATCACCCCATTCACCGCGCTCCTCGCAGTTCCTATGGTACATCTTGCGACAAAAAGATTCAAACTGCTCCAGTACATAAACGCTCATAGTTTACCTCTATATAGTTGTAAATCGTTTCCCAGCTCTTCACCAGAGTGAAGTCTCCTTGGTCGTGCATGTTATATTTATGCTCGATCAATAAAGTTTCATAACCTAGAGCAGCGCCTACCCTAGCGTTTGTAGTTTTGTCCTCGATCCAGATACTGTCAGCATACTTTGCCTTTAGCTCCTCGAGGATATCATCCTTGTCAGCACCACAAGGCAAGCATATAACTTCCTCGAAAGTGTTATCGCCAAATAACTTAGCAAGGTTGCGCTCTCTCAGTTTCTTTGCATAAGGATCGTCGCTTAGGCTAGTGACCGCTACAAACTTGACCTGTAGCTTTTCGTGCAGCAGCTTGATATAGTACTGCGCGTCACGGAGCGGAGGAAGAAAGCCTATTGCAGCCGAAGAGTTGAATTGCTCGACTAGTTTCTTTGACAACGACTTCTCCATGCCATACCGAGTGTCGATGCCGTAGTGCTCCTTGTATCCAGGAACCTGGGTGTGACCGCGATGATCCATCCATACTGTAAAGCCTTCTTCCCAGTCAAGTACACATCCGTCTATGTCAGTCAGTACAATCATTTACACCTGCCCCATCTACCGCACTCATACGCCTGACGCTTTGCTTCGTTAAAGGCTGCGCGTTCTCGCTCATACACACCCATCTGGTATGCACAATCTATGCGGTTGCCTCGACATCTGAAACGAGGGTACCGCTTATCAAAGGGATACCATGTGCCTGAGGAACTGTAATAACCCATGCTAGAGTATTCCTCATAGCCAGGGTACGCTGGACTATACGACTGCCTGTCGCTCCACCACTTACCAACTAGGATGCCAGTAACGCCGATAGCAACCTTGTCACTAGTGCTACTAGCCTCTACTGATTGTGAAACACCTAAAGCCGCGATGATTACCGCGGCAATTGCTAATTTTTTCATTGTATCTCCTAAACCGTTGTGTACCCTTTGCCGTATCGGCCTACTTCCATATGTATATAGAAGGCAGTGTCGAAGTAATCGGTCATTGCGTCGGAGTTGTCATACCAACCGCGACCCACTTTAGCAGGGGCAGACTTGATAGTGGTAAGGATCTTGTCAAACATACCCTTGTACTCGCCATACATGTTCGTATGATAGTGGTTGATAGACTGAAAACCAGAGCCAGTGAATTGCTCACCGACAGTTTCTAGCAGACCCTTAGGCCCTTTAGTGAGAGAGACGGAAACGGCTAACCCGCCAGATGATTTACGAACCGAGAAACGATACTTTGGGAACTCCTTCTTGAGTTCTTCACGAATCGCCTTAACTTCAGTTGCTGATATATAAGCCATAAAATTCACATCCTAACAATAAAAAACAAATAGTCCCACGCGGTATCGACACAGCCGCGCTCCTGCCGTAACCTTACACCAAACCGGACATCTCCATCTTGATTTTGAATACCTTCATTTCAAGTTGTGCGATACGAATAGGGCACACCTCAGACTTGAGTTTAGTCTCTAACACCTGAAGAAATTCCTTTTTCGTATATCGCATAACTTTACTCTCTCAACTTTTGAACCACTATTATAAGACAATCTAACCCTAAACGCAACCTTTTTATCACGTTTTCTTAGAACCTTTTGTTATATGCTTATAACGTTTTGATCATATAAGCAGGCTTAGAAGGGTCTAGAATAAGCTCTGGGTTAGTCACCTCGAGCACCTCGTAAGGAGTATGCTTGCTCAGTTGCCACTTTTCAGTGACAGGCTTGCCGTACTCGTCCTCGTCTATGACGATGTAAGCAACAGTCTTCCTGACAAGAGCATAGCGATAGCCATGTCCCAGACCACCGACCCAGACCCTATGAGGGAATTCATATCCCTCAAATACTTGCTCCTCGTTGAGGCTATACTCAAAGTAGTTGCCTCGTTCCTTCTCAGTGAACTGGCCTATTGGCGCCTCAGCATAAGTATAAAACGGCATTCTTATAGTCTCCGCATCGCAGCAATTGAAATTCTAAGAACCTGAGACTCGGAGCAGCCTAGAGTCAGCAGAGCTTCCCAAAGTTCTTCCCAACAAGGAACTGATTCCTCGAAAACAAACTCTTGGAGAAGACGTTCTAGACCTACCAATTCAACTTCTTTCATATTTTCTCTCTCAACTCGACTTTTGAAACACTATTATATGCTATATTGGTGCCCTTCGCAACCTTTTTTTCGCCTTTTTTTAGATCCTTTTGTTATATAAATATGCAATAACCATTGATTTGAGTATATACAATATGGCTAGAGCAAGCAGGTTTTTTCTCTTCCTGACGCGATCCGAGTACTGGATTGTCGATGAAAACACCCTACAAGAGGTCCCCAAGCCACGCGAGATGATCATCAAGCAGTCCACTGTAGAAGGTGTGCGAGACTATGTGATCATTGCTAACAAGCAAAACCTTCCTATTGTAGACCGCTGTAGAGACAGGACAGCTTGGCACACTCCAGAAGGAAGACAACGTATTAGAGAAGCCAAGCTAGGAGAGAATCACCCAGCAGTGCAGAAAGGGCGCAGTCAGGAGTTCCGAGATAAAGTATCCAAGACTATGAAAGGCACCCGTCGAGGTGAGTTTAACCCTATGTACGGTAGAAAGCATAAGCCTTCTACAATACGCAAGATTCGTGAATCAGCCTACAGTAGACCTAAGCGAAAGTGGTGCGTCGAACCCACTGGTAAAATGCATCTGGTTGAACTCGATGGATTTGATCTACCAGCGGATTGGCAATGGGGTCGTTACTATGACCCATATCGCCCTGACTAGGCGACTGATTTCTTTGGAGACCTTTTCTTTCGCTGTTTCTTTTTTACAGGTACATTATACTCCTCTATACCCAATGCGGGCAACAGAGTCTCTAACTGAGGACATAGCTCTAGCAGCGTCCCGTCTTTAGCAGCCGTCAACCACTTAGCTTCCATATGATGTAAGCCTTCCAATACCTGCATCCAGTTAGCCTCTCGCTTCCAATCAACCAGCTTTTGCATATTGCCATTAGGATCAGAGAATGCATTTATACGTCTCCATTCCATCTGGATAGTTGTATCACTCATTCCTGCAGGGATATCTTCATCCAGTTTGATTGTATCTGGCATACCGCTGGGCAGCCCCCAGTCAACTTTTTGCGCTCCAACACCCCATCGCACGATAGACACCAAGGTCTGGTTGTTTTCTGCCCATTGCTTGAGCCTTGCTACCTGTGCGTCTACACCTTCAGCTTTGAATACCCATTCAAACCCTTCGTCCACTTGTCTAAACTTCATCTGGTTTTATCTCCCAATCAATTTCATAACCACCCTTTCGATCTGTCCACAGATCATCATAGCGATCATATCCAAAATCCCACATCCACTCGACGGCATCATCATCATACTCTGCCAGTAGATCCTCTAGGGTACTCACGCTACCCCATCTTTCAATGATATCCTCATCTGCAATTTCATAGGTGAAGTAGCATGTCATTTGATGATACTCCCTCCTCTCAATAATTGCCATTAGAAATCCTCCGCGACATCAATCATGCCTTTCAATTTGTATTTAATAAAATAATTTAAGAGTTGCCCCTTATCTTTATTTAGTTGCCGTTGATATGACGATATAATCTCTTCCTTTATATCCTCTGGAGTCATGCTTAGATCTACAAGTTGCTTGTTGCGCACATAGCCAGCAGCCATATCACCTGTCACAAAATCCTCGGGTGACATCTTCTTCCACTCAGCCAATAGAACCTTGCGAATTGGCTTTTGCCTCTTATCAGTGACAAAGGTATCATCGTCGCTCAAGATATTAGGCACACCATCACCCTTGTCACCCTGGATGATATGTTCCATCAAAATAGCATGTGCCGATTCTTCAATCTTTATCATCTTTTTCTTGACAGGTGAGTATTGATGCACGTTTGGCCACTTCTGCAATTGATTGAAGTCATGGTCACCAGATATAATCAATAACGGCTCAGCTTCCTCGAACAACACGCCTTCTTTAGCGGTTTGACTGTACGCCGCTAGTGCGCCGATAACATCGTCAGCCTCAGCACCATCTACATCGATCACAGGGTAAGGTAGGAACTCATCTATCTCATTGCGTATCGCGTTCAGTGCTTCAAAGATGCTAGGCCAATCAAAGCCTGAATCGTCGCGCACTTTTCTGCGGGAGGCCTTGTAGTAAGGGAACACTTTCTTGCGCCAATAGTGTCGATTGTCGCATGCGATGACAAGATCACCAAACTCATTGCCGAACCTAGTCTTGTATCCACGTATGGCATTCAAGATCATGTGTCGTAACAGAGGTACATTTACCTCAACATCAGTTCTGCCGCGAATCTCGCCCATGAAGGTCGAAATCGCGGTTTGATTGAAATCTACTACTATCATGCCATTAACTCCTCAAGACCTTCAGGCTGCTCACCCCAGACATATCCTACATCAGGATAATAGACACCTTTAGTACGTTTAGGTTCGCCATCAGGGTAGTATGCCATAGCAACAGATCGCCATGACATTCTATGCTCTCGGTCTCTGCCGTAATAGTCATCAATCCAATCACCGCCTTGCAAATATGCGTTCATAGCATTGATGTAGGCAGAAACAGATGCAGCCTTAGCTTCAGCACCTTTTATTCCTGATCGTATCTCGCGCCTGTGAGATGATAGCAAATCTTTGTTGAATTTGATCCACTCACGGACCTTGTTGAATGAGAGCGCATCGTCTTCATCCAATGCAAGGACCTTAGGGTGAATGTTTTTGTACTGAGGGGGATTAGCAGCTTGCCGCGCTGCTCTAGCCTTAGCTAGACGTTCAACGGCAGCTGCCTTTTGTTCAGCAGTCATCGGCTTGCGTTTTTTGCGTACCTTTTTCTGCTCTGGTTCTTGTCTTTGTCGTGCCATGATGGACTCCTTTGATTGTTACTATGTATTATATAGTAACAGGAGTCTAATGTCAAGCAGTAATTGAGTTGATTCGGTCTAATTTGACCGTTCTCCAACCAAGCAATGCAGGAACCCATACCACAATCTGATCGTCACGCTTCTTTTTATCAGCGTTAGAATCATTTGTTTCAGTCAAAGCAGGAACATCACCTTCTTTTAATGTAGCAACAAATTCTCTCTCAGTTTCATCCATTTTTTGGAAGTTGATCGTGACTTCACCAGCCTGTAGTAGAGCGATTAGTTCATCGCGTGTTTCTGTGATACCCATTTTCTATCTCCGTTTAATTGAGTGTATCATTATAACTAGAATGCAACACC